AAGTGTCCCTAACTTTGGTGAAGCAGGCGGCTAAACCTCCGTACAACGCATTGAGCGATGTCCGTGGGTTGGCGGCCGAACCGGCCAGGCGTTAGCCTGTAACCATTCACCAGACGAAGGGTCCCCTGCGTCCGCAGGGTAGCTTCGTACGAACTCCCACCTGATCCTTTCGGATCAAGTAGAGTGGTCGCAGTACGGAGATAGACTTGGCCTCGCCACCGAAACGGTGGGATTGGCCTAGCGCCTACTCTGTGCCTCGACGGATGATGAGATACAAGCAAACGACCGAAGAACCACTCTCGCACTTTAACCTTCCGAGACGTCTGGATGACGCTCTTGAAGGGAAGTAGCGAACCATCTTTGTCATAAGATGGTTGCCAAGAGGGGTCCATTAAGTAGTTTGCGAGGGAATCATCGTCAACCGGGCCATACACTCGAAGGTGTATGGGTATCCTATTGACTATGAAATCCAGCGTATCTGCGAGTGCAGTCTCACAATTCAATGTTACGATTGACCATCGTAACAGAGCGTTGTGAAGCCGGTAAAGATCCATAACGGATCCAACGGGCTTCTTGAGATAGACAGCTCGCATCATCCTACCTCTGTACCAATCGGCACCACAACTCTCCCTAAAGGGTCCTTCACCAAAGGACTTAGATAGGTTGGTAGTGAAACCGAACAGTTCTAGAGCCGCTACGCTACGCATTTCTGCTTCGCGCGGAACGATTAGATCATCGCCGAAAACGGCGACATTCTTTCGTTGCCATGGTATTCGAGTCAATCTCATACTTGCGTATAAAATCGACGAGAATATCAAGGACTCTAGTGCAAATGTGTATCCATTACCCATCGAACTAATCTTGCTATAACGCAAAATTTGTCCATTGGGAAGAACGCCGCGAGGCGATCGCAGGGTACACAAATGCTTGAACCAATCATCTGGAAGGAGCAGCTTACAGGTCCGTAATGAAACGGTATCTGAAGCGGCTGCCAAATCCAGTGTTGACAAGTTATTGTCAACACTTCCACGATGCGCCATAAGAATATTATGGCTCTGGTCGTCTAGGTCTACACCGAACCGCTTTAAGCGGTGACGGATAAAACCATCGACGCCCAGCTGAAGCATCATGTTCATGGTTGGTTCAACTGCGATAGTTCGATCTTTCGAACTATCCTTAGGTACAGTCGTAACGCGATTCCCGGGTACAATCTTGAATACGTTCCTCCAAAAGAGGTCCCAATCCAAGATAACCCACATCGGTATATTGCAACGCCGACGGTAGGAGTCTTCAAGAGCTCCTAACCACCGATCGTCGCACCGAATAAGGTCCCGCGCCTGGTCTAGCGCATCGGCGGTGACAGTGTAAGGCCATTGAGTGTATTTAAAATACGCTCCACTGGCTCTACCTTGTACACCTACGGATGCACCTGGGCCATGTCTAGCCCGTCTCACTAGCTCTTCCTGTGAAGGAAGAACGCCACCAATGACACGCCGGATGAACCGACGCGCAAGGTCGACTAGGGGTGATTGATCCCCCAGCCGCTTCCAACCTTTCGTGTTGTAGTACGAACATGCTGCTTCAGAGGCTAAAAAGCCTTCTATCGCAGCCTGTCGTCTATCATCACTACTCGAGTTGTCGGCGTACTTGCGAGTGAGCTCGGTCACAAGTCTCAAGGAAGCTAACGCTTCGAAGGACTTGTTCTCGTCTGTGCACAGCATAGACGTAGGACTTAGGGAAACGTTATCTTGATCGTAGTGATCAATCAAACGACCCAGGTCCAGACCGAGAACGTCACTCAGATTCTGAGTGACTTGGTGCTGCAGGTGGGCTGCAAACTGCTGGCCCACCCGAGGAGTTGTCCATTTCGGACACCTCTGACGATGACGGTTGGTCATTCCGACCTCCTTTTCGCATTTTCGGAACCTTAACTAGCCCGAAGGCTATTGCTAAGGCAACGAGTGCACTTACAATCAAACGGATAGATCCAATCTCCATGATCAGATCTCCTGTTTGTTGTGAAGTGTCGCGATAAAGGTGTCATCGTCCAGCAGCGCGACCATCTTCTGTCGGAAAGACAGAATTTCAGCATCAGTGACCCCAACAGGGACGCTGAGACTGAATTCACCAATGAGTGGGGAGACAATGTCAGCCCCATCATTGCCGGTGACGGTCGTGTCGTCGGTGAACTTAATGGACGTCTTAGCGACGCCCTTAAAGTTCCCCGAACGCGTCGGAAACCGCCGGGTCAAAGCCAGCTCGTGACGCTCCGAGAGAGAATGATCGGCCCGTGTATAAACGGTCCGGTTCTCCTGCTCAGAGAAACGAGTGTAGACTTCGTCCGTGGTGGTCCCGGTGTTGGCTGTATCAACAGCCAGAGTGAGGGAGTTCGACAACATGTTCTTGCTTCCTTACTTTAGCCTTTGCGGAATTGCAAAGACAAACGCCTTGTCAGTTTAGTGGTCTCACTCGAATGGCCGTTCAGTTAACGTAACTGAACTAGCAAGCCAATCGAGTCGATGAGACGCTTGACATCAAGGCTAATGTCAATTCGAGGTACAATCGTTCGAAAGTGACCTCGATGTGGTACCCTCTCCGTATAAAATCGTTTATACGTGAAGTTACCGATACCCGTACAAGTATGGGTATCTGCTGCGGGAAATGTCCCCTCTGTAGGGGCCATTTCGCACTGGACACTCGTAACGCTTTCGATACGAGTAGTGACCCACCGTGCATGCACGTTAACACCTAGTTTAGGTGCTAGCGATTGCAGCCAGGAGCCGATATCAATGAACCAATCTATCACGAAAGAGTAGGGAACGAATTCCCAACCTAACGTGAAGAGGTCATTGAAACCGAAACCTGACAGCCGATCAAAGACATCACTCTTGAAAGAGTAGATGGCTCCTGCGGATACCTCTACAGAGAGGGACCGCGAGATCGATGCATCACAGTGAATGGCCGCGGTGGCAGTTGGAAATATTACGTCGTCTTGCGACGTATCGTAATATCTCTTCCTACCTCTTGCAGTATACCGGGGATATAGCGATCGCTGTAAAGCTTCCGCTGCACCCTGGACACTCGATATTAGGGGTCTAACCCCATACCGATACTGCAACCAAGCATTGGCAGCATCCTTAACAGCAGTTTTCGAACGAAAACCGCTGAGAAGGGCCGTCTTTTGCTTACCGCGTGACCACGAGGTAATTGAGGCAAGTTGCCGTGCGATGTTCGAGAACATGCGCATGGTTTGTCCCAATTCACCAAGGTTCTCTCCTAGGTTAACTTCTGACGCAGCGATGTTGGCTTCAACATCGATAGCGGCATTAGCACCTAAGGAGGCCAAGGTGTGGTCGGACGGCCAAAGATGTGAAGGCTCTTGGTATATACCATAAGCGTTCGTCATCGATGACTGTGTCGACCAGTAACCCTCGTCGGTGTACCCATATGACGAATTCGAAGCATCAATCCATTGATGCTTGATCGGCATAAGGGACCAGTTGCGGTAACATTTATCAATAACCACAGGTTTATTGATAATAGCACCGCGCGCTTGTTGCTCCCGGAAATTGGGTGTACTGATGTCATGTACGGTTTCGTACCACTGACTTATCAGTCCATCCCAAGTAGCCGGAGCAGCCCGCACGGATCCGTTTCGATCATAATAATCGATACGGCACCCTGCGTATCCCGAGTCACCTCTCGTACGAGTACGATTAGGTTCCATCTGCACCACTCCTTTCTACCGGAGTGTACAGACCTACCCCCCTTGACACGACAGTGTCAAGTACTAAGGGGCTGTCGGAAACCGGCAGTTCTGGAGAGTCTTCGGCAAAAACCGAAACGCACAATCTCGCATTTCGCGAGTTGGGTGTCCCCCA